TCCACGAACTATGTGCCGTTCATGCGGCTGTCTGCTGCGGATCGGCGCAGCATCGTGGAGAACCTGTTGGATATTGATGTGTTCTCCAAGATGAACGAAGTGCTGAAGTCTCGTCTGTCGGAATCCAAGGAAGAACTGCGGCAGGTAGAATCGCAGATTGCCACTCTCAAGTTGCGGGTGGAACACAAAGCCGACATGATAAAGAAGATTGAGGAAAAGTCGGATTCGCAGTTGGAGTCCTACAAGAACTCTACCACCGAAGAGCAAAATTCACTTCAAGCCCTATTGGAGAAGAAGGCTACCCTACAGAGTGAAATTGCTGCTCTTGCTGAAAGCGTTTCCTCTGTGGACAAGCAGCGGGATGCAATTTCTCAAATGACCGCTGTTCGCAAGCAGATGCACACCGGTGTCAAGAAGGCAGAAGAAGAGAAGACCTTCTACAAGCAGAATGAAGAGTGTCCTGTGTGCAAGCACGGATTGCCCGATCAGTTCCGTCAGGACATGATTGGCAAGAAGGAAGAGCGACAGACTGAACTAGCCCTTGCGCTACAGAAGATGGAGCGTATGCTTGAGGACGCTCGTACCAAGTTGGATATTGCCAATGAGGTGGTGCAGAAGGTTGACGAGAAGAAGCAGGAGTCTCACCGAACGGATTCTGCCATTGCTTCATCCAAGAAGTACCTGAAGCAGTTGCAGGAATTGGCGGACAAGGTGCAGCGGGAGAAGGCTTCCATTCAGGCAGAGCGGGACGCAATGGCAACGCTACAGAGCGAAGAGGACGCGGCTGAGAATCAGAAGAAGGTGTTGGTGGAGGATCTGCACACAATGGAGATTGCCACGGTGCTGTTGAAGGACAGCGGCATCAAGCGCAAGATCATTCGTAAATACATTCCTGCACTAAACAAAATCATTAACAAGTATTTGATTTCAATGGATTTCTTTGCCCAGTTCACCCTGAACGAAGACTTTAATGAAATAATCAAAAGCCGCCACCGTGACGAATTTTCGTATGACAGTTTCAGCGAAGGTGAAAAATTGAGAATTGATCTTTCACTCTTGCTTGCGTGGCGAGACATTGCTAGAATGAAGAACTGTGCCAACACGAACCTGCTCATCTTGGACGAGGTATTTGATTCTTCTCTTGATGCCGTGGGCACTGAAGAAGTCATCAAGATACTCCAAAGCATGGGCGGAAGCAACAACATCTTTGTGATCTCTCACAAGTCTGACCAACTGCTAGATAAGTTCCAGAACATCTTGACCTATAAGAAGGTCAACAACTTCAGCAAACTATGCTAACCATGAGTCGGAAAATTTCAAAAGAACGAGCGAAAAACATTCTGTCGGGTGGGACAGAGCCGCACTACGATCCTGCTACCAAGGCAGAAGACATTGAACTCACCATAGAGAAGTCTCTGTATTGGTACAGACAGAATTACAAACTCCCGTCTGCCAAGGTGTGGGTGCGTGATTACTTGGAAGAGAGCGGACGGAGCGAAGACGCAGCACTGGTGTCCCGTGCAGGAAAGGAGCATTTCCGATTTGTGGCTCCGTACTGCCGCATGGCTGTTCTTGGGTTTCCGTTCTCTGAAAAGCAGCAAGAAGTCATTGCAAAACACCTGACCGAACTGCTTGACAGTGCCCGATCCAACGCACCTGTTGCGGAGCGTCCAAGCGTGGCTGAACGGGTTGCTGCCAAGGCAGATGCCACCCTGTGCTTGTTGGAGCCTGTAATTGATGACACCATGACCGCTGTGCTTGGCGGCAAGCGCAAGGACACCTCTCTGCTTGATTGGATCAAGACCAGTGACCTGAACCGTCCGCTGGCTCTTGCTGTGCGCGAACGGTTGGACACCGTTCTTCAGGAATTTTCTGCGGCTAGCAGCGGCAGCGATCCTGACCTGAAGGAAGGGTATTCCCACTTCACCGCCAAGGGTTTGAAATATATGACCGAAATACTTGGCGGCGCAATTCAAAATTTGGATGACCGTCTTGGTGTTCTCCGTGCGTCCCGCAAGCCTCGCAAGCGCAAGGCAAAGAGTGCCGAAAAGCAAATAAAGGGTTTGAAATTTTTGGCACGAAGTGAGCCTTTTGGGGTTGACTCTGTGAAGCCAGAGGCTATCATTGGGGCACAAGGACTGATCGTGTTCAACACCAAGAACAGTAAAGCCACCGTATTCACCGCAGTTGAGCCTAAGAGCGGACTAGCGGTGAAGGGGTCTACTGTTGTGGGGTTTGACAGCACAAAGTCCTTTGAGAAGACCGTGCGTAAGCCTGACGAGTTCGTGAAGAACGCGGACGGTTGCCGCAAGACCTACACCGCTGCGGTGCGTTACCTCAACGGCGTGAAGACGAAGCCAAGCGAACCCACGGGGCGCATCAACAAGCACTGCATCATCCTACAGGTAAACTAATGATTCTCGTTGACAACACACAGGTACTCATGTCCTCCATCTTTGCACAGACACGGGACATTGGAGCAATTGACGAAAACCTTTGCCGTCACATGGTGCTGAACACCTACAGAATGTACCGCAAGAAGTTTTTCCGCGAGTACGGCGAACTGGTGATCTGCGAAGACGGCGGTGCGTCTTGGCGGCGTGATTTCTTTTCGCTGTACAAAGCCAAGCGTAGGGCTGATCGCAAGGAAAACGCAGAGCAATGGGACAATTTCTACGATATCATCAACCGCATTCGTGCGGAAGTTGCAGAGAACTTTCCGTACAGGAATGTGCTTGTGCAGGGCTGTGAAGCCGATGACATTATTGCGTACTTGGTAAAGACCTACGCTCCAACCGAGAAGATTCTTATTCTCAGCGGAGACAAGGACTTTGGTCAACTACTGATCCACAAGAATGTGACACAGTACGCACCCATCCAAAAGAAGTTCATCACGGTGGATAATCCGCATCAGTTTCTGCTTGAGCATATCGTGAAGGGTGATTCCACTGACGGTGTACCCAACCTGCTGTCGGATGACGACTGCTTCATGGACGCAGAAAAGCGACAGAAGCCCATCACCCAAAAGCGAATGACTGAAATTCTCAAAGAATACGCGGACACGGGAAAGGTGTCTGACAAGTACGCAGTGAATTGGAACAGAAACAGCACCCTGATCAATTTGCTGAATATTCCCGCCGAGTACGAATCAAAGATTGAATCGGAATGGAATAAACCTTTCACGCCCTCTCGCGCCAAGATTCTGAACTATATGATAGAGAAGGGACTACGAAACCTAGTTGGAGATATCCAGGATTTCTGAAATGCAAGACCGACAAGACTACGATAGCCGCGACCCCGTTGCCAAGAAGGCACGAAAGAGCGTGGAGCAAAAGCACAAGAGCCGCCGCCGTCACGATGAAAAGGATCATCTGAAGCGATATGTGGAAGACTACAACGCAGGAAAGCGAGATATGGATTATGACGATGACGAAGAGTAATACCGTGACTATCTCAAAGCAGACTCTTGATATCCTCAAGAACTTTGCTTCCATCAATTCAGGCATCATCGTGAACGAGGGTAATACTCTGAACACCCTGTCGTCCACGAAGAACATTCTAGCCGAAGCCAAGGTGAACGAAACTTTTCCCAAGCAGTTTGCTATTTGGGATCTGAACAAGTTTCTTGGCACGGTGAGTCTGTTCAAGGATCCCGAGTTTGCGTTTGAGGACACCTACATCACCGTTAGGAGCGGCAAGTCCAGTGTGCGATACTACTACTGTGACCCCCGTCTAGTGACATCCACAAGCAAGAAGATCAGTATGCCCAAGCCCGTGGTCAAGTTTGACTTGAGCGCAAAGGACTTTAGCGAGATCATCAAAGCCGCGTCCGTGCTTCAGGTTGGGCAGTTGTGCGTTCGTTCCTCTGATGACGGAGCCAAGATTCAGTTGGCTGCGGTTGACAAGAGCGATGTGACTTCCAACTTCTATTCCGTGGATGTGGGTGAAAACACTTCAGGAGGAACCTTTGAGTTCATCTTTGATGTGGAGAACCTGAAGATTCTGCCTGGTGATTACACCGTAGCCATTTCGGAGAAGGTGGTTTCGTCCTTCTCCAACAAGAATGAACCGCTGACTTATTGGATTGCTCTGAACGCTGATTCTACATACGAGGCTTAATTCGTGACTACATCTGAAACCGTGAAGGGTCTTTGGGTTGAGAAGTATCGTCCACAGACCGTGGAAGACTGCATTCTGCCATCGGATACGCACGACACTTTCGTGCTAATGGTCGAACGGGGAGAACCACAGAACCTCCTGTTGTCGGGAGGAGCAGGCTGTGGCAAGACTTCCGTGGCGAAGGCACTCTGCAATGATTTGGGGTGTGATACCCTAGTGGTGAATTGCTCCGAAGACGGAAACATTGATACCCTTCGGACAAAGATTCGCAGTTTTGCTTCCACGGTGTCCTTGACCGATGGGGTCAAGAAGGTGGTGATCTTGGACGAGTTTGATTATTCAAACGCACAGTCCACTCAACCCGCCCTTCGCGGTTTCATTGAGGAGTTTTCAGACAACTGCCGTTTCATCCTGACTTGCAACTTCAAGAACAGGGTGATTGAGCCGTTGCACTCCCGATGCACTTGCATTGATTTCCGTATTCCCAACAAGGCAAAGCCAGCACTTGCTTCCCGTTTCCTGTCGCGGGTCACGGAAATCCTTGAAGCGGAGGGCGTGGAATACGATGAGAAGGTGGTAGCCCAAATCATTATGAAGTTCTTTCCTGACTTCCGCCGTACTCTGAACGAGTTGCAGCGGTACTCAGCAGGAGGCAAGATTGATGTGGGCATCCTGAACACCCTTGGCGATGTGGCGGTCAAGGAACTCGTCAAGCACATGAAGGCAAAGGATTTCGGGGCTGTCCGCAAGTGGGTGGTGGAGAACTTGGATAACGATCAGACCCGTATCTTCCGTGCTATCTACGATAACCTGTACGAGACTGCGGAGCCTAGTTCCATTCCTCAAGCCATTCTTGTGCTTGGCGACTACCAGTACAAAGCCGCGTTTGCAGCCGACCATGAGATCAATCTCACGGCGTGTCTTGTGCAGTTGATGATGGAGGTCAAGTTTAAGTAATGGCACGGAATCGCAGCGTCCGAAAAGGTAGAGTGTTCAAGGATTTCAAGGACAGGCGGGAGTATCAGACACCTATAGATCCTGCTGATTTTCCTGATCCCCCGCACTATTCCATAATGCCAGAAGCCGTTCAGCGGATGATGAAGCAGGACATATCAAAAATGAAACGATCCGAACTTGATGCGATGATGCGTACCAACAAGCAATACTTGAAGGAATACAACAAGAAAACCAATGTCAGGAAGACCCGATGTCGCACCAACTGACTGATTATTTGAATGCCATCAATGTAAGCAAGGAACCGCTCTTGGACGAGAGCGAGACTTACTCCAAGCAGTCGTATCCTCCGTTTGTGGTGACCCGCTGCTTGTCGTATTTCCCTGACACGCTGTTCGCGGCTAACGAGATGAACACCCGTCCCCACTTGGATTCAAAAATGCACTTTGATTTCCTGCGGGGTGCTGTGCGTCCTCGCAAGCGATTCTCCAAGTGGCTCAAGCGTGAGGAGGATGCCCGTATAACCGCTCTCACCGAGTACTACGGCATCTCCACCCGCAAGGCACGGGAAGCCCTGTCCGTGCTGTCTGAAGGCGATATGGAGGATATCCTAGCCGCCGTGGACAGAGGCGGAAAGCGCAAATAATCTAAATAGTTCCGTGTCAGTTCAAAGTATTCGGAGTGAACAAGAACATGGAACAAGACGAACGCTATATTCACCTTGAAACAGGTGATCTGCTAGAGGTTAGCCTACAAAAGCCTGATGACTTTTTGAAAGTCCGTGAAACCCTGACCCGCATTGGCGTGTCTTCCCGAACCGAAAAGAAACTCTGGCAATCGTGTCATATCCTTCACAAGAAGGGCAAGTACTACATTGTCCACTTCAAGGAAATGTTTGCACTAGATGATCTGCCTACCTCAATCAATTCTGAAGACATTGGGCGGCGCAACACCATTGCGTGTCTGCTTGAGGAGTGGGGGCTGATCAAGATCGTGGACAAAACCAAGATCACCGAGAAGGTTCCGCTCAACAAAATAAAGATTCTTCCGTTCAAGGAAAAGGGTGAGTGGGAACTCTGCCCTAAATACCACATAGGACGGTCAAAGAAAACGATGAAGACCGAAGAGTGAAACAGGAGATATATTATGAACAGACTTGTGATCAAGTTCCCAACGCGGAACCGACCTGAAAAATTCAAGAGCGTATTCACCCGTTACCTCACCTTTTTGAGTGGGCGTAACGATGTTCGTTTCATCATCACGATGGACGAAGACGATCCCACCATGAACAACCCTGAGATGCAGCAGTGGCTGTCTACTCGCGCACAGAACGCACAGATTGAGTGCTTCTACGGGAACTCCAAGAGCAAGATTGAAGCCTGTAATGCCAACCTAGAAGGCGTGGACGGTGATGTGCTGCTGCTGGCATCGGATGACATGATGCCTGTACAGATGGGTTACGATGACATCATCTTCTCCGCATTCCAACACACCTTCCCCGACTTTGACGGAGCCATCAAGTTCTGGGACGGACTGCGCCCGAAGGAAGACCCGCTGATGACTCTCACGGTCATGGGCTTCCCGCTATACAAGCAGTTTGGATACATCTACAATCCTGAATACAAGTCCCTGTACTGCGACAACGAGCAGACACAGGTTTGCGCTGCGCTGAACAAACTGCGCCGTTGCGATCTGTGCATTATTCAGCACCAGTGGACGAATGAACCGTTTGACACCCTCCACGCCCGTAACGAGAACGCGGAGATGTACGGTGTGGACGGCGAGACTTTCAAGCGTAGAGCCGCAAACAAGTTTGACATGGAG